TTGACAATGATGACTGGTGGGTGCTACCCCCTACGCATCCTTTGCTTGGGATTTACTCGGAGCAGATGAGAGAGCGCATCGTGCGATCTATGAAAGCTGCTGATGAGGTATGGGTGACAAACAAGCACCTTGCCTCAAAGGTCAAGAAGTATAATGCCAACATCCGAATCATACCAAACGCCATCAGCGTACCAACGTGGCAGGTAGAACGTAAACCAAGTGATGAAGTACGATTCGGGTATATCGGAGGCAACCATCACGCATTAGATGTAAAAGAATCTACAATCAACCTTGAAGGCTATCAAGGATATGTGGCGGAGGTAGATGGTTACCCAGACATTATGAAGGCAAGCCATAGGCTGCCCACTATGCCACCAACACACTACCACAAGCTCTACGAGTTCTTTGATGTAAGCCTCGTACCGCTAACAACATCCGAGTTTGCCAAGTGCAAGTCCCACCTAAAGATGCTTGAGGCAGGATTTAGCAAGTGCGCTCTGATAGTGAGCAACACACAACCCTATTCACCCTATATCACGAAGGACAACTGCATTGCTATCAAGCACCCAAGCGAATGGGCAGGAGCAATCAAGAGGCTAAAAGAAAACCCTAACCAAGTCGCTGACCTAACGGAATCGTTATACGAGTATGTGCAAGACTTCACAATGGATAAGATAAACGACCTGCGATGCTTTACATAGTCACCCCCTGCTCACGCCCAGAGAATCTAAGGAGGGTCAAGAGAAACATTCCTGCCTACGCAACGTGGGTGGTGATGATGGATGCTGCTACCAACTACAAGGGAGCGACAAGCGCATCAATCACACACTACTCCACACGCACGGGGGATATGGGTAACCCCCTACGCAATGAGTTCCTTGACTTGTATGCTGATTCATTTACCAAAGAGGATTGGGTGTACTTCTTAGATGATGACAATACCCTGCACCCAAAGTTCCTCACGGAATGGAACAACTTAAACTCCCTTGACTGCTCCATCGTAACGTGGGGTCAAGAGGGAAGGCTTCGCCCTACCGACCAACCAAGAGTCGGCAACATAGACACCGCCTGCTATATGTTCAAACCATACGACCTGCCCAACCTACGCTTTGAAATGACGTATGAGGCAGATGGCACCTTTGCGAAAGCAGCATCCGAACAGGGAACACTTATCTGCGTAGAGCAGTATCTTTGCTACTACAACGCCTTACGATGAAAAGCTCAAAAGATATAGACGGGTGGTTCAACCACCAAGCAGCATACGATTACCTCCTTGCCAATATGCCCGAAGACGGCACATTCGTAGAGTTGGGGGCGTGGCTCGGTAAGTCATCAGCCTACCTATGCGACAAAGCAACACACCAAAACATCACAATCATAGATTCTTGGAAAGGCTCACCAAACGAACTCACCACCACCCACAAGCTCGCAACGGAGGTAGACATCTACGACCTGTTCTTACAGAATATGGGTGATCGCAAGTACAATGTTATCAAAGGAGAATCTAAAGTAGCTGCAAAAATGTTTCTCAAGGAATCACTTGACGTGGTATTTATAGACCTCACCCATACCTATGAGGCGGTAAAGGAGGACATCAAGCTATGGCTACCCAAAGTAAAGAAGGGAGGCTACATAGCAGGAGATGACTACCATCAACATTGGCAGGGAGTAATCCAAGCGGTAGATGAACTGCTGCCTCGCGCTACGTTCATAGATGACTGTTGGATTTACCAAAGGTGAAAACGCTAAACTCATTGTCGGGAGGCAAGACCTCCTCGTACATCGCAGCAAACTATCCTGCGGATTATGATATCTTCTCTCTTGTAAGAATTGAGGACAAGAACTGTTTATTCCCCGATGCCAAAATACGCAAAGAGGTAGAAGACAGAATCCAAGCTCCATTCATCGGAACGGCAGAAGATGATATGATTATCTACACTATGCTTGACCTTGAGCAGCACATCGGCAGACCTATCACTTGGGTGACGGGCAAGACCTTTGACCAAATCACACAACGAAAGGAGAAGGTTTACTTGCCAAACAAGGTGCAACGATTCTGCACCATACAAATGAAGATTGAACCTATTTTCTATTGGATGGCAGAGAACATTGGTGAGCCTGTTGAAACTCGCATAGGCTTTCGTGCTAACGAAACCAATAGAGCAAAGAATATGATGGAGCGAGTGAACCAAGATGGCCTTACTACATTCAAAGCAACATTTGAGAAACACAAAGACGGCAGAAACAAATGGGTAGATGTTCCATATCAGAAGCCTCACTTCCCATTGATAGATGACAACATCTACAAAGACCACATAGAAAAGTATTGGCTTGGCAAGCCTGTACGTTTTGCTTGGATGAACAACTGCGTAGGGTGCTTTCATAAAAGCCCTTTGCTACTTCGCAAGATGTTTGACAAGCATCCCAATAAGTTAGAATGGTTTGCCAAGCGAGAACGAGAGAGCATCAACAATGCACATTGGCGTTCAGAGATGACCTACGATGACATCAAGAATTGGAACTCGCAGTTTGAATTGTTTGATGATGATTTTAACGAATGCGATACGGGATACTGCGGACTATGAAGAACCACACAAAGGTCTACCTCAAAGGGATGGGCTATGCAACCAGTGACTGGATAGGCTGCGAAGTCTGTGGAGCTACTGCGGTTGACATTCACCACATAGAATCTCGTGGGATGGGTGGAAGCAAAATTGCTGATACGATAGAAAACCTAATGGCTCTATGCCGACCTTGCCACGTTGCATACGGGGATATCAAAGAATGGAAGGAGCGACTTAAAGCAACACACGATCACCACCTCGCAAAAAGGGTTATTTAGATAAAACCGAAAATAACGGAATTGAACGGATATGAAAGATGACAAAGGCAGGTTCATAGCAGGCAACACAGGAAGACCCGCAGGAACACCAAACAAGACCACCAATAAAATCAGAGAGGCATTCCAAACCCTCATAGAAGCCAACCTTGAGAATATGACCCTATGGCTCACCCAAGTTGCTGCTGATGACCCGAAGGGCGCACTTGACCTGTTGAACAAGATGGCAGAGTACACAACTCCCAAACTCGCAAGGGTGGAGAACTCACACGAGGTATCGGATGAGCTAACGAAAATCAAAGTAGAGATTGTCCGAGCTAAACATCAAGAGTAGCGAACTCTTTGAAAAGAACTACTCTGCCCCAACTCGGATAGTAGTCAATCAAGGCGGTAGCCGAAGCGGTAAGACCTACTCGCTTTTGCAGATGCTCATCGTGATGGCGATGGAGGATAGAGGCAAGGTGTACTCAATCGTGCGCAAGTCTCTGCCCTCTCTGAAGATGACGGCCTATCGTGACTTCTTTGAGATTCTAAATGCCAACGGCCTCTATGATGAGGCACGGCATAACAAGAGCGACTACACCTACGAGTTGAATGGCAACCTCTTTGAGTTCATAAGCCTTGACCAACCGCAGAAGAAACGGGGAGCAAGACGTGATTACCTATTCTGCAACGAGGCAAATGAACTTACTTGGGAGGATTTCTTTCAGCTCTTGATTCGTACCACAGGCAAGATATGGGTTGACTACAACCCCTCAGATGCGTTCCATTGGATATACGATAAGCTACTGACAAGGGATGACGTCACCTACATCCAATCCACATACCTTGATAACCCGTTCTTGGATGCCTCAATCGTTGAGGAGATAGAGAGGCTGCAACATACGGACAATGACTATTGGAGAATCTACGGATTAGGAGAACGTGGTATGAGCAGAGCCACCATCTTCCAATACGGGCAGGCAGAGATACCAACGGATGCCACGCTCTTATGTCACGGGATGGACTTTGGGTATACCAATGACCCTACCGCACTTGTGGCAGTTTACAAGTCGGGGGACAATCTGTATGTGGATGAGTTGATTTACCGCACGGGTATGACCAACCCCGACATCAGCAACGTATTGAAGTCCCTAAACCTTGACAGACGCACGGAGGTATATGCTGACTCTGCGGAGCCTAAAAGTATTGAGGAGCTGCATCGTATGGGATGGAACGTGAAACCCACGCAGAAGGGCGCAGATAGCGTTATAGTGGGTATTGACGTGCTGAAGCGTCACAAGCTATTTGTAACCCCACGAAGCAGCAACCTAATTAAAGAATTGCAAAACTACAAATGGGTAGAAGACAAGAACGGCAACCTGCTCAATAAGCCCATAGACGCATTCAACCACGCAATCGATGCGCTCAGATATGCAACGTATAACAAACTCAGCCGCCCTAACTTTGGCAGGTATGCCATACGCTAAAAATAAAAGGTTATTTTAATAATGGAACTAAAGGTAACTGTACCAACCTCCCTGTCGGAGATCACCCTTGACCAATACCAACACTTTGCGAGGTTGGAGGGCGATGATGAGTTCTTGACCCATAAGATGATTGAGATCTTCTGCGGGGTTCCCCTTGCGTCGCTTCCGAACGTACGCATCAAAGACGTGAGCCACATCAGCAATCACATTACTGCGATGATCAACGAAAAGCCCAAGCTTACGCCAACCTTCACGATGGGTGGCAAGAGGTACGGGTTTATCCCTGAGCTTGACAATATCACATACGGGGAGTTCGTTGACCTTGACGGCTACCTTCAAGACGTGCAAGACCTTCACAAGGCGATGGCAGTATTGTACCGCCCCATCACAAACGAGGTCGGCAATCGGTATTTGATAGAGCCGTATGAGGGATCGAGTAAATACTCGGAGCAGATGAAGCAAGCCCCGATGGATGTGACGATGGGAGCCACGCTTTTTTTTTGGCGTTTAGGGAACGAATTGTTACAGGCTATGCTAACCTCTTTGGAGAATCAGAGTCAGAAAACGAATACTCAAGACAATCCCAATTCGCCAAACAATGGGGTTGGTATGCAACAATCTATCAGCTTGCTAAAGGAGATATTAGGGAGTTTGGAGCAATTACAAGACTTCAGCTCCACGAGTGCTTACACTTCCTCACGTTCGAAAAGCAAAAGCAGGAAGTTGAAAACGACCTAATAAAAAAGTCAATAAAATGAGGCAATTCTACGACATCACCACCAAGCTGAAAGATACTCTTGAGGCGAATAGCCAAGTCAACGTGGTAACGACAGGCGATATATTCGACATCGACCTAAACAAGCAGACCATCTTCCCCCTGTCGCACATCATTGTGAACCAAGCAACATTCGAAGGACAGATAGTCCGAATGAACGTGAGCATCGTTTGTATGGACTTGGTAGATGAAACCAAAGAGAACCCTCGCTTGCAGGCAGAGCCGTTCTATGGCGTGAGCAACGAGCAGAATATCTTGAACACGCAGCTCGCAGTAATCAACGATGTCATCACAGAACTGCGCAGGGGTACTTTGTACACCGACCTTTACCAGTTGGATGGCACCGCATCTTGCGTTCCCTTCAGCGAGAGGTTCGAGAACCTGCTTGCAGGATGGACTGCTACCTTTGATGTACTGCTTGCAAACACCGAGATAAGCGTCTGCTAAAATGGCACGGAAGGACTTGATAGAAGCGGTGCTTGCGAAGTTTGCGGGATATGTTATTCAGCAGGCGAGAACCAACCTTACCAAAGGTCGGCGCAATTCGAGCAGGAATCTATACAACTCTTTAAGCTACGATTTGCAAACGGGGCCAAGTTCGTTCTCCTTGACGTTCTCTATGGATGACTATGGCGAGTATCAAGACAAGGGAGTAAAGGGCGCAAAAAGCACCTATACAAGCGCACAGGGGTCTCCTTACAAATACACCAATAAGATGCCTCCTGCAAAGGCGTTCAGCCAATGGGCTATTAAGAAGGGATTGGATGGAGTTCGAAATAAGAAAGGTCAGTTTGTAAAGAGGCAGAGCCTTCAGTTCGCATTAGCCCGTAGCATCTACAATAAGGGCATCCCCGCCACCAAGTTCTTTAGCACACCCTTTGGCTTGGCGTTTAAGAAGCTACCTGCCGAATTAGTAGAGGCGTTCCAATTAACCGAAGAAGACTTCAAATCATTTACCACAAAATGAGTACACCAGTATCAGCACTACCTGCCAGCTTAGCGCAAGCTCGTAGCCCTTTATTTGTAACGATAAAAAACAACGCGCTACCAAACGATGCACTCTACTCTATGGATTTAGCCCTTGCTATCTATACAGGGGCGCAGACGCCAGTAGCAGGTCAAACAACATACAACCTGTCAAAGTCCTACTCTGTAAATCAAGTGATAAACTTTGAGGTTTCTGATTTGGTGCGGGAGCGCTTCTTGCACCCATTTGGCAAAACATTTATCACCGCACCAAGCACGTCGGAAACGGGCGAGGGGTTGTGGGTGCGCCGATCTGCTGACTATGAATATAGTAACAATGGCGCTGTGCCAGAGAGTGGCTCAACGGGAAATAACTACTTCTTTGTTTTGGATGGCTATAAGTCATTAGGGGAGCAGCAGAATACGGGAGTAACGCAGCCCAACCTGTTCACCAACCGCCCAATGCAGGTGCTTGCAGGTAACTACCAATCGCTGCCTGTATCATACAACACCACAAGTGGAGTCAACGGATTCAGTATTGAAATCAATGGATCAGAATACTGGTTCTCTTTGAATGATGAGCTGGGCTATGCCAACACCACGCTTGTCTCTACGCAGCGTGTTATATACATTCCCTCTGGAGTTGCTAACGTAGCAGCATTTTTAGGAATCACACCAACAGACAACTACACCATCAACCTTCTTGTCAATAGCGAAGGAATCGCCTACAACGATAGGGTGAAGACTGATGGAGGGGTAGTAGAGGGACTTGATTGCCTATGCGAAGCACTTGAGGCATTAGGTGAGGTAGATGACAAGACCGCAGTAGACTTTGAAGTTATATGCGAGCCGAAGTACGACCCATACCTTGTGCAGTTCGTGAACAAGTTCGGGATGAGCGACTACATTACCTTCTTCAAAAAGTCAACAGAACGAGGGGATTTTACCCAAGACCAATACCAAAAGAGCATCTATGCGGATGGCTTTACCGATGTGAACTATACCAACGGCAAATATCAGTCCTTCAATATCAACTCACGCAACACCATAACTCTAAACACGGGCTTTGTAGATGAGTCGTACGGTGAGATAGTAGAGGAGATTCTAATGAGCGAGAAAGTGGCAGTCTACGAAGACGGCCAATGGGTAGCGATCGTTCCTAATCGTGGAAGCGTGGACTACCTAAAGTCAATTAACGATAAGAACATAAACTACACGATGGCCTTCACTTACGCCTTTGACCAGCGGATGCTTGTACGATGAACAAGGTTGATATTTACGTTAACGATGTGCGCTTGGATATATTCCAAGATGAGGAGATTAGCATCAACCTATCTGTGCAGAACGTACAGGACATCTCAAAGGTGTTTACGGACTTCACGCAAGCCTTTACTGTTCCTGCGAGTGCAACGAACAACGGGGTCTTTAGTTACTACTACCGAAACGATGTGGTAGGTGGTTTTGATGGCAGGTTAAGAGCATCAGCAAGAATCGAAATAAACTCGCTACCATTCCGCACGGGGGTCGTAGAACTGGAGAACGTGCAGCTCAAAGGCACGGATCCGTATGCCTACACACTGACGTTCTATGGCGATGTCGTAACACTTACTGACTTGTTTGGCGAGGACTACTTATACGACCTTGACTTCAGCGACTACGACCACAGGTATGATGATGACGATATCTATGATAGGCTAACGACATCCACATACGCTCCGTTGTTTTACCCTTTGATGAGTCCTGTAAAGAATTGGTTTTATCAAAGCGACTCAGGCGGAGGCGCTAATAATGAAGATAACATTGCTTATAAATTAACAGGTGGTGAAGGTCAAGGTTTTAGAGGCATCCATTACTATGAGTTTAAGCCTGCGCTAAAGGTTACGGCTATCCTTGATGCGATGGAAGCAAAATACGGCATCAGCTTTACAGGAGCTTTCTTATCTGCCTTACCGTTTTCGGACTTGTCGTTATGGCTGCACCGCAAGGAAGGCTATATGTATCAAGACCAACCGAACGCAGTAACGTATCAAAAAATAAACTTCCAAACGAGAACGGGTACCTACTTCGACCTTGCTAATGATACTTTTGACACAACATCTCTTGGTGTGTACTCCTTTACCTTTTTTGTCAATACTTTAAGTGTAGAGGCGAATGTTGGTTTATTCGTAAATGGAGCGTATCGTTCATCAGTCGTAGTGCCAACAAGCGCCATAGGAACTACGATTACTTCTCAATTTTTCCTCGTAGCGGCGGGTGATAGGATTTCATTAAGGATTAAACCAACTCAAAACTCAACACCTCTCACCTATCAATTTACCTCGTGGGCAATGGAGTTGTTCCCTTCTACTTCACTTGGGTCTGCATCAATGTCAGCAACCGACAGCATTACGGCAACAGTACGAGTGTCGGAATTGATGCCCGAAATAAAAGTAAAGGACTTCTTGGCGGGTATTATGAAGATGTACAATATGGTAATTGTTCCTACCGCTGCTAATACATTCCTGCTTCAGCCGTTGGATGATTGGTACGCAGCAGGAACCGACAAAGACTTCCAAGAGTATTTAGATATAACACAATATGTGGTGAACAGACCACCGCTATACAGGGAGATAGAATTTAAGTACCAACCGACAGAGCAGATACTCGGATTCCAATACCAACAAACAAACAATGTAGGATTTGGGGATTTGAACACAAACTTTGACTTTGATGGCGATGAGCTGCTTATTGACGTGCCGTTTGAATGTCCGCTATATGAAAGACTTACCGACCTGCATACAGATGCCCTTACCAATGTAATCGTTTACAAAAGCATCACAAGCGAGACAAATGAGGCGGGTATATTCAACCCATACTTAGGCGCGCCTATTGTATTTTACGCTACGTATAGAATAAAAATAGATTCAAACCCTGTCGGGTATGTAAACGTAGATGGTACTCACAGAAGGGTTGACGATGTTTGGTATGCCAATACCTCCAATCGCTACGATAGCATCGGCGCTGCGTATTCTATTTGCTTTGGAGGGGACATAGACCCGTTCCACCTGCAATCGGTAAACCGAAGCCTTTACTACACCGAGTGGAGCGACTACATTACCGACCTGTACTCCAAGCAGCGAAGGGTGTACAACGTGGAGGCGGTGTTGCCTATCGGCAAGATTATCGCGTTGAACCTTCAAAATGCAATCGTTTGGAACAACACCAAGTATGTGATAAATAACGTGAGCCTGAATATGACCACAGGCAAAGCAACATTTGAACTCCTCAACGTAGTATGAAGGCAAGCTATTTAAGTTATTTAATTGAAATACTAAACTCGGAGGAGTGGTTTGGCGAGGGTGAGTGCATTGAAATCGCCAAAGGCAAGAACAAACTACCCGAAGGATGGAAAGAATATATTAAGCTACAATGGCGGCAGTTGAAATAATTGAGATTAAAGGGGATGCAAGTCAGGCAATCGCTGCGCTTAAGGCCGTAGGGATAGAGGCTGACAAGACCCAGACCAAAGCCAAAGAGAGTAATGAGGCCATTAGCAATGGTTTATCTGCATTAGACAAGCAGACGGGTGGCGCGGTCTCCGCGTTCAAAGGATTGCAGGGTGGTATCACAAGCACCATTCGAGCCTTCGGTACGCTTAAGGGTGCAATCATCGCAACGGGCTTGGGTGCCCTGCTTGTGGCAGTAACATCGCTCGTTGCGTATTTCAAAGAAACCGAACGTGGTGGCGATGCCCTTGCTGAGGTTATGGGTGGTCTTGGCGCAGCCGTAAAGGTTGTGATTGACCGAGTAATTGGATTAGGCGAGGCTTTATTTAAGTTCTTTGAAGGAGACTTCAAGGGTGCCATTGATGGCGTTACGGGTGCCTTTAAGGGGTTAGGTGATGAGATTGCAAGAGAGACCAAGATCGGTAGAGAGCTTGCCAAGCAGCTCAACGATGTAGAGGATGCCGAACGTGCGCTTATCGCACAACGTGCTATTGCCAACAGGCAGATTGCAGAGGCCCGCCTCATCGCTGATGACGTTACCAAAAGCACCGAAGCTCGCACAGCCGCTATCCAAAAAGCGGGTGCTATCGAGGAGCGTGTAGCCCGTCAAGAATTAGCCGTTCAACGGCAGCGTTTGAACGTATTGCTAGAGCAAGCTAAGATGGGTGAGGTCACCGAAGATGGTTTAGTTCGTATTGAGGAGGCTCGTGCGAGAATATCGGAGCTTGAGCAGGCAAACATTATGCGTCGCAAGAGGCTTCAGACCGAAACCATTTCATTGATCAACGAAGAAATTGCTAAAATCAAAGAACTTGAGAAAGCAACAACCGATGCGTCAAAAGCAAGATTTGATAATAGCGAAAAGAAGTTCAAGGACTTTGTAGATAAATCCGTAGATGCAAGCAAGCAGGGTGGCGCAGAGATAGCGAGGGTAGGTCAGTTCTTTACTGAATCAATCGCCGACGGAGCAACAAGCGCAGCAGCCGATTTGGGTGACTACATTAACTTCACCATTGCAAACCTTGACGCGGTAAGTGGAGCCATCAGCGGGTTTGCTGCACTTGCGGGCGAGAACACTAAAATTAGCAAGGCCCTTGCAATGACTCAGATTGTGATTGACACATATATGGGTGCCACCAAAGCATTGGGTGCATACCCTCCGCCCTTTGGTGCTATCGCTGCCGCAGGCGTAATTGCAGGTGGTATTGCAAACTTGAGGAAGGTAAGCTCTACGCAGATCCCTACTACGGCCAACGCTTCCGCGCCTACAACCATAACCGCGCCGACTGCCCCATCACAACCACCGCAGTTTAACATCGTAGGGCAGGGTGGCGTGAACCAACTTGCACAAAGCATAGGTGGTCAGTTCAACCAACCCGTTCGTGCTTACGTAGTAGGGCAGGATGTAACGACCTCACAACAACTACAACGCCAAAGAGTAAGAACCGCAACATTCGGATGATGAAACTAATTGAACTTATACTTGATGAAACGATGCTCCTTACGGGCATCGACGCAATATCCCTTGTAGAATACCCTGCTATTGAGGAGGACTTCATTGCGCTGAACTCACAGCGTGTGGAGTTTGCCACGCAGAGCGATGAGAAGCGCATCCTTATGGGAGCAGCACTCGTACCCAACAAGCCCATCTACCGAGCAGAAGGCCAAGAGGAGTTCTACGTTTACTTCAGCGAAGCGACCATCCGCAAAGCAAGCGAGATGTTCTTTCAGAAGTCCAAGCAGAACAACGCTACGCTTGAACACGAGGTAGGCATCAACGGCCTCACGGTTGTAGAGTCTTGGATTATCGAAGATGAGATACACGACAAGAGCAAGAAGTACGGCTTTGATTTGCCCGTAGGCACTTGGATGGTATCTATGAAAGTCAACAACCCAGAGATTTGGACAAACTTTGTCAAGACGGGCAAGGTCAAAGGATTCTCTATTGAGGGGTACTTCGTTGACAAGCTAAACCTTGCCAAGCAAGAGATGGCAGAGATAGAAGAACAAGAGGCAGCCTTGATGCTATCGCAGATTGTCGCTATCATAAAAAGGGATGGCCGTAAGAAGTCAGGAACCCGAACCGAGATGGCCTCGTATTCTGACTACCCCGATGCAGTAAAGAACAACGCCAAGCGTGGCATTGAACTTAACGAAAAGAACGGCAACAAGTGCGCTACGGCAATCGGTAAGGTAAGAGCGCAGCAGCTCGCACAGGGCAAGCCTGTAAGCGTGGAGACTATTACACGGATGTACTCGTACCTATCAAGAGCCGAAGAATACTACGATGAAAGCAATAGCGAAGCCTGCGGAACAATATCGTTCCTACTATGGGGCGGACTTGCAGGTAAGAGGTGGGCAGAGTCCAAACTAAAGGAACTTGGTAAACTCGAACTCGCAGTAGGAGTACCTCACTACACGGCAGACGGCAAACTATACACAGGCCCCACGCATAAAGATGCTGATGGCAGACTTATGACAGGCGCAGAGCATACGGAAGAAAGCGAATACCTATACCACAAAGAAGAACTAAAGAATGAATAGACCACAAAAACTCCCAGTTGCCTCACCACGAGGTGGAAGACGTGGGTGCTTATGCCCCGACAATACCTACAAGTCTAATTGCTGCGATGGATCTATCCAAGCACAAGGAGTAGGCTCACTTGTTGGGCAAGGCACCGTAGTTATCAATCCATAAAAATGTTACAAATAACCAAAACCCTTTTAATTAGTTAGTATGAAAGCAAATTCCATTCTGAACAGAATCCTTGCCGAACTTGCCTCCGTAAGGAATGTAAGCTTAGCAACAATGAACCTTGAGAACGGTGCCGTTCTTGAGGCTGAAGCCTTTGAAGCAGGCAATGAAGTATTCGTCGTAAGCGGCGAAGATCGCGTTGCTGCTCCTGTTGGCGAACACCTTTTAGAAGATGGCCGTATTTTGGTCATCACCGAAGAAGGCGTAATCGCTGAAATTAAAGAAGCCCCTGCCGCTGCTGAAGTAGCAGTAGAGGTTGAAGTACCTACTGAACTTGCCGATATGGAAGTCGTAGAGGAAGCTCCTGCCGTAGTTGCAATCATCGAGAAAGTCCTCGAGGAGATTGCAATGATGCGCGAGGAGATGAAAGGAATGCGTGAGGAGATGGGCAGTTATGCCAAGAAGGAGGAGATGAAAGCTATGAAAGCTGAACTATCTGCCGCCCCTGCTGCGAAAGCCATCAAGCACAACCCCGAAACAAAGCAAGTCCAAAAGATGAGTTCAAACCGCCCCGAAAAGACGATTGACCGAGTCCTTGCACGAATGAATAAATAATAAATAAAAAATGGCTACAACTACTTCAATCACCACTTCGTACGCTGGTCAATTCGCCAGCAAGTACATCTCTGCTGCTCTTTTGAGTGCAGACACGCTTGACAAAGGTCTTATCGAGATCCTTCCAAACGTAAACTACCGCACCACCCTTCAGAAGGTTAACACAAACGACATCGTAAAAGATGCCACTTGTGATTTCGATGCAACTTCTACCTTGACTTTGACCGACCGCATCCTTGAGGTTGAGCCATTTCAAGTGAACTTGCAGCTTTGCAAGAAGGACTACTACGATTCTTGGATCGGTGGTCAAATGGGTTTCTCTGCTTACGATAGCATCCCCGCTTCTTTCGCTGATTTCTTGATTGCACACGTTGCTTCAAAGACTGCCCAAAAGATTGAGCAGAACATTTGGAACGGAACTGCTGCAAGTGCAGGAGAATTTAGCGGATTCCTTTCATTGATGACTGCTGACTCAGACGTTATTGACGTAACCGCTACCACCGTGACTGCTGCAAACGTAATCGCAGAGCTTGGTAAAGTTGTAGACGCTATCCCTTCTGCCCTTTACGGCAAGGAGGACTTGACTATCTACGTTCCACAAAACGTAGCAAAGGCTTATGTCCGCGCTCTTGGTGGATTCGGAACTTCAGGTCTTGGAGCAAATGGTGTTGACAATAAAGGTACTACTTGGTACGGCAACGGAGATTTGTTCTTCGATGGTATCCGTGTTGCTATGGCCAACGGTCTTCCTTCTAACAAGATGGTTGCTGCTCAGTCTTCAAACCTATTCTTCGGAACAGGTCTTCTGAACGAGCGTAACGAAGTTCGCGTTCTTGATATGGCTGACCTTGACGGATCAGACAATATCCGCGTGATCCTCAGGTTTTTCGCAGGGGTCAATTACGGGATCGGTTCGGACGTCGTTCTGTACAGTTAATCCGAGTTAACGTAAATCATAGGGGGGCTTGGGCTATGTCCTCGCCCCCTTTTTTAATCTAATAAAACAAAGAAAAAATGTCGTGTGATTTAACTAAAGGTAGAGAAATTCCCTGTAAAGACGTAACAGGTGGGCTTTACAAAATTACGTTCATCAATTATGGTGATATGGGTAACATCGCTTTTACAGATGATGAAATTACTGACATTAGCGGAACTTTTACCGCTTATGTTTACGAAGTAAAAGGCAATAGCTCATTTGAGCAAGCATTCAATTCAAGCCGCGAGAATGGTACTACATTCTTCACGCAGACTTTGAATGTCACTTTGCCAAAACTTACTAAAGAAGATAATAAGCAGTTAAAGTTGATGGCCTATGGCCGCCCTCAAGTGGTGATTCAAGACAACAACGGAAACGCATTTATGATGGGTCTGAACTACGGAGCTGAAGTAACTGGCGGAACGATTGTAACTGGTGCTGCAATGGGTGACCTTTCTGGCTATACCTTGACTTTAGAGGCACAGGAGCAACTTCCCGCTAACTTCATTGAGGGAGCTACAAAAGCCAATCCATTTGCAGGTTGTACCGCGACTGTAGTGCTTGACTTTAATTAAATAAATGAGGCGGCATAAGCGCTTTGTATTTACAGGTAAAAGGAGAAAGGGGCGCAAGCCCCTTTTCTATTTTCAAACAAATCGGAATTAAAAGGTTATTTACTTAAGATGCATATCCTTCAAGTATCAGCTTCACCTCAAACCATTACGGTAATCCCTCGTGAGTTCGTTTACTCATCAGAGGATTTGGACTTGTACTTCGAGCGTGTGTTGTTTGATGGTGGCACTTTAGAGGCCACAGGATGCGTTCAGAGCGCAGTTAACGACATTGATGGTGTTACGCTATATTTGATTGATGAAAGCACCAACACAGAGCAAGAAATCAATCCCACGATAACAGAGGCCAATGGCTTTATGGATCTCACGGCAGTCTATACATTAGTCAACAACCGATTCTACGGCCTTAAATTAATATACGATGGTGACCTTATCTACCGAGATAGGGTATTCGTAACTTCGCAAACAGATTTCGACAAATTTACCGTGAACCAAAACGTCTACACGGAAGAAACAAGCTACAATAATGAGTACATCATCATCTAAAGTCCACGTTGTGAACTTCAGTTCCTACACCACACCTGTTGTAAAAGAGGTGCAGGGCAAAGACTACGTTGAATACGGAGATAACAACGACTACTTCGGCTATCTGATTGACAGATACAACGGCTCACCAACCAACAACGCCATCTTAAACTCTTTGATGGATATGACATTTGGTAAGGGCTTAGACGCAACGGACTCTGCCAAGAAGCCGAGCGAGTACGCAGCGATGCGTGGCCTGTTCACGAAAGCCTGCTTGCAGAAGGTCGTAGCGGATTATGTTATGATGGGGCAATGCTCTTTTCAAGTGGTGTACTCACAAGACCACAATATGATCGTAGAGGTTCAGCACATCCCCGTAGAGACATTGAGAGCCGCAAGGTGCAACGAAGACGGTGAGGTTGAGGCTTACTACTACGCAAAGGATTGGAATGCCGTAAGCAGCAGAAAAGAGACTGCGGTTCGCATCCCTGCATTTGGCACAAGCCGTGAGGGATTGGAAATCCTTTACATCAAGCCATACCGAGCAGGATTCTACTATTACTCCCCAGTAGACTATCAAGGTGGCCTTCCTTACGCAGAACTTGAGGAGGAGATTGCCAACTACCACATCAACAACATTCAGAACGGTCTTGCACCTTCTATGCTTATCAACTTCAACAACGGCGTGCCGAGTGAAGAAGAACGCAGGAGCATAGAGCAGCAGATTGCAACGAAGTTTAGCGGTAGTTCAAACTCTGGCAAGTTCATCCTTGCGTTCAACGACAATAAAGAACTCGCTGCAACGGTTGACCCAGTGCAACTTTCAGATGCCGCTAATCAGTATCAGTTCTTGAGTTCAGAGGCAACGCAGAAGATATTGGTTTCGCATCGTATCGTAAGCCCTATGCTTTTGGGTATTAAAGACAATACAGGATTCGGCAATAACGCAGATGAACTGAAGACCGCTTCCACACTTTTGGATAACCTTGTAATCCGCCCGAAGCAGGAGATTATCATTGACGGCATAGACCAAATCTTGGCCTACAACGACATCAGCCTAAACTTATACTTCAAGACCCTTCAGCCTTTAGAGTTTACCAATGACGTGGTGACTCCTATGGATATGGAGACCCGCGAGGAGCAGACGGGGGTTAAGCTATCAAGCCAAGCCCCAGAATTCTCCCAAGATGATGAGCATAAGTGGATAGATGCTCTGCGGGGAAAGGGTGAGGTCGTTGATTTAGAAGAATGGGAACTCATCAGCGATGAGATAGTCAACGACCCAGATAACGAGGACACCCACCTCGCTACCCAGTACAACTTTGCCGTAGAGGATTTCAGTAACCCCGAAGAAAAGAGCAGCTTTGATAGCGGGCTTTACAAAATACGCTACGCATACACCCGTAACATCAGCAGCAACTCCCGCGAGTTCTGCCGTGAGATGGTAGGAGCAGCAAACGGAGGAACAGTATTTCGCAAAGAAGACATCGATATGATGAGCTTTAGCGGTGTTAATGGTCAGTTCGCTCCCGAAGGCCAGAGCGTGTACTCTATCTGGAAGTGGAAGGGTGGGGCGTTCTGCCACCACGCTTGGAGGCGTTTGGTTTACTTCCGCAAGAGGCAGGGTGGTAAGTTCCTACCCAACGAAGGTCTAGACAACGACAAGCTAGTATCAACGGAAGCTGCAATTAAAGAAGGCGTGCCAACCAGCAAGCTCGTTCCTAACGGATGGGATGCTGCTCAAACACGACCTATTGACACATCATCAAGAGGATCATTAAAATACAGATAAGAAATGGCAACTGCACTTTGGATTAAACGAGAGGACTTGGTTCGCAACACCGCTATTGGCGGTAATGTGGACACGGACAAATTTATCCAGTTCATTAAGATAGCACAGGAGATTCACATCCAAAACTACACAGGCACGAAGCTTTACGATAAGATCAGTAATGATATTATTGCCAATACTCTTGCCAACCCTTACTTGGCTTTGGTAAACGACTACCTTCAGCCTATGGTAATCCATTGGGCAATGGTGGAGTATCTACCTTTTGCTGCTTATACAGTTGGCAACGGTGGGGTGTTCAAGCACAACTCGGAGAATAGCACTACCGCTGATAAGTTGGAAGTAGACTACCTTGTAGGCAAGGCTCGTGATTTAGCGCAGTACTACACCGACAGGTTTATCACTTATATGTCTTACAACCAAGCCTCATTCCCTCAATATAATTCCAACAACAATGCAGATGTCTACCCCGACACCGATGCGAACTTCGCGAGCTGGGTTCTCTAAAAAGACCTACGAACCAAAGAAGAGCAATGTCATCAAGTTAAAGAGTTATTTAAAAGACAATGGCAAATAGTATTTCTTGGGGCATCATTTACTGCTCTACTTGGTTTGGCCAAGTGGATGAGACTACTTTGTCTATCCAGAATCAGTCAGCCCCTCCTTGCTTCGCTCCTGCTAATGAGTTTGTAGCGCAGTTTGAGACTCGTGTGCTGAACGATGGAGGCACGTTTGAGGGCTTTGATTGCTTGACTGCTGCGTTGCAGGACTTGGGTGAGGACACCTACTATGATATTTTTGACACCTACATCCAACGTATGACAGACGATGGAGCAACACTTGAGGGCGAAGAATGCCTAATTGACCAACTATTTATTTTGAATTGATATGAGTTTTTTTGATGACGCAAGTCTGGTAATGATCCCTTCGGGGTACAAGAACCAAAAGGTTTACTCGGTTAAACCAACCGATGGTACTGGTGACCTAACCTTCAGCCGTGCTTCTGGAGCTACCCGTGTGCAAAGTGACGGCCTAATTGAAAAGGTGCGTGAAAACTTGATTTTGCAAAGCCAAGATTTTACTACTTCTTGGAGCGCAGCCAGCGCAACCGTTACGGCTAACACTACCGCTAACCCGTTAAATGGAGCTATAAACGCTGACACAATTACGCTTACTGGAGCAACTACGCAGAAGTTTGTAAATCAAGCCTTTGTATTTAGTGGCACCTACACGACAAGCGTATACTTAAAAGCTGGTACGCATCAGTTTGTGCAACTTATGTTGGGTACTGACCCAACGCCATTTGCTAATTTTGATTTAGTAAACGGAACTGCAAGTGCAACTGGCAGCACCGCAACTATTGTTGCTGCAGGCGGTGGTTGGTATAGATGTTCAATGTCATTTACATCAGTGCTTGGCACAACAGTATTTATTACTGCTGCGGATTCTTTGGCAACCTCTCGCTTTCAGCCGACTGCTTCAACGGGCACATATATTGCATTCGGTTACCAGCTCGAAACTGGTGACATAGCAACAGACTACATCCCGACCACCACCGCAGCGGTATCAGTTGGCCCCGTTAGCGGTTTACCCCGTTTGGATTACCTTAATAGTTCTTGCCCCAAGCTTTTGCTGGAGCCACAACGAACAAACTTGGCTTTGTATTCGGAGCAGTTTGATAATGCTTACTGGGTTAAATTAAACGCAGCCATAACGGCAAATACCACAATTGCACCCGATGGCACCCAAAGCGCAGATACTGTTGTTATTACTGCGGGCGGTTACATTTATGCGGAGTTTGTTCCTTATGCAGCCGTAAGCGGTCAGTCAGCTACGATTTCGGTTTTCGCAAAGAGCGCAAGCGGTGAGATTGTTTTCTTTGGTGGTGCAACAACCGCAGGAACCGATGTCTATAAAATTGAGAACTACGGGAACGGTTGGTACCGCCACTCACGGGTGCGGACATTTACCGCAACCGCAAGCACTAACCTGCAGTATATAATTAGTACAAATGGTACTTACATCCTTTGGGGCGCACAGGTGGAAGGCTCTAATTCAGCCTACGCCAGCTCGTACATCCCCACATTAGGAGCGAGCGTTACAAGGGTTGCGGATGTTGCTTCAAAGACGGGCATTAGTTCGCTTATTGGGCAGACTGAGGGGACTTTGTTTCTTGAAATATCTAATTTAGCAAATGATGGTGTTGCTAAAGCAATTAGTTTAAGCGACAACAGTAATGCAAACATTATTGAGTTTGCTTATTTTGGAAATAATCAATATAATTTCATAGTTAGAAGGGCAAGTGGTGTGACCTACAATTTTGCCGCATCTTTAACTAATGTTACTGCAATGACAAAATTTGCATTCGCTTACAAACAAAATGACTTTGCTTTGTATATTAACGGGTCGCAAATTAACGTATTTACTTCGGGCAATGTCCCAATTAGCTTGGATACTTTTAAGACTGCGCTTGGCGATAGTTCTCTACCATTCGATGGGAAGGTAAGCCAAGTCCTACTATTCAAGACCCGTTTAACTAACGCCCAACTGGCTGAACTAACCGCATAATTCAACACACGATGAAATTCCTAAAATACGAGTTCACGCCTACCCAATGGGCAACGGCTAAAGCAAAGATTGAGTTAACGGGTACAGACCCCGAAGGCGAAACCTACACCTATTGGAACTCCGAACTGGTTACTGCCGTAGTTGAATTAGGCTACATCTGCCTTGAATACGGGAAGGATGCCGAAGGGATGCCTGTGTGCGTAAAGTCTTCACCAAAGTACGCAGTTGACATCCTATGGGCTAACGAGCCAATGGTTACGTCTTTTGCTGCTTATGTGGTATGGCCAGAGCCTTGCGGTATTCACATCTTCGCAGGATGGGAATCAGCATACGAAACAGAGTACTGCGTTGCTAACCCCGATGCACCATACTGCCAGCCTCCAGTACCACCCGTATTTGAGTAACGATGACAAAGGAGTCAGCCGATAGCGTTGTAACGTCTTGGTCTTTAACGGGAGCAGGACTTCTCGTAAGCTACGCCCATCAAATGTTGGGTTTAGCCGTACTTGTAACCTCACTTGCGTACACTCTTTGGAAGTGGCGAAGGGACTACAAGAAGGACAAAGGTGCTAATTGAGCGAATCTTCAAGAACCCTAAGACCACCATCTTGGGGCTTCTTATTATAGCACTATGCTTCGTACTCGTTTGGGGAGGCCGTGCAACTTTAACGGAGGTATCGACTTTTATGGTCGGGGCTTTCGCACTTATGTTTTTCAAAGACGGTAAAGAAGATGGCAAAGACACAGGCGGTAAGCCAAAGGATCAGTAAGAGCAAGAAGCGAGGCAAGCATTCCAAGAGTGCAAGCAGCAACAAAGCGAGTAAGAACTACTCCAAGCCCTACAAGTCACAGGGTCGGTAGTTCTAAAGTTTCCCTTTAGTGCAACATACGACACATTGGCAATATGCAAAAAGCGAATAGTGCTAATTCAAATGAGCATAAATCACGCAAAGTGTAAAGTCAAATGCGCATAATGTGTAAAACCGACAACTTTTGATATTAAAAACGTGACCAAGAACTTTACCCTCGCAGAACTGACTGCTACAAAAACAGGGCTTCCCAACGCTTTACCCAAGCACTTGGAACCCAACCTCCGTAGCCTTGCAGAAAACGTCTTACAACCCACAAGAGACGCATTAGGTGCGGTGAAAGTAACGAGTGCATACCGCAGCCCTGCGGTGAATAGCAAAGTAGGGGGTGCAAAGACCTCTCAGCACGTGCAGGCTCAAGCTGCTGACCTCAAGTTTGATGGTGGCAACGATGTCTTGTTCCATTGGATTAAGGACAATTTAGACTTTGACCAACTCATTTGGGAATTTGGCTCTGATACTGCGCCAGCTTGGGTTCACGTTAGTTATTCTAATACCAAGAATCGCAAACAAATCCTCAAAGCAGTAAAGCACAATGGCAAAACCAAGTACCTCACCTTTTGATAACTGGCTCAATGAACTCGAAACTAAACCCCAACCGACTTGCAATGTGGACAATCCTGCTGACTGCGACTCTTGCGGCTCTTAGCAGTTGCGCTACTGTGAAACCAGTCCTTCAGAGTGTAGTTGTAAGGGACACGGTCATTGTCACCAAGACAAAGTACCTAACCGACACTCTGGAACTCTACAAGGACACGACCATTTACCAAGACAAGGTAAGGCTTCAGCTCCAGTACATCGACAGAAAGGTGTACGTTGAGGCAACGTGCTTGCCCGACACGATCAGAGTTACACAAACCAAGATCCTCACGAAGGAGAAGAAGCAGAGGGGATGGACTTTGGAAGGTGCAGCGGTTACGCTTGGGCTTATCCTTGTGGTTGCGTACTTCATCAAGAAGTGGATAGATAAGCTCGTAGAGTAGGTTTATTTGGCTTCTGATGCACTTAAATACTAAAATGGTATAAGTGTATGCCTTGAGGTATTTGGATGCGTTAGAACGCAACTTCTTTCTTTTTCTTTGTTAAGTTTCTTTTTCTTTAAGTTGTTTGGTAAAGTTAAGAGTTGACTAACTATCAACTTAAGTTAACTTGTAAGTTGATTAATTAGTTAAGTTAAGTAAGTTAACTATTCAACTTGTAAAAAAAAAGGAATAAATTTGACATACGCAAGTACTTATGTTAATTTGTAATGATTCTAAATAATGAATGACCATATCTACATTTATTGGGATGACGTACCTTTGGCTAATGACACCAAAGTACTACATCGGCAAGACGTTGAAGATAGAGGCGAAGGATGTGGTGATGGACTTCCAACCAGATAATTACAATCTGGGAACTGCCCTCACCTACCTAATGCGTGCAGGCAAGAAACCTCACAACCCTATCTGCGATGACATCAGAAAGGCTATCGCACACCTACAATTTGAACTTGAACGACAGGATGAGCAGCAAACCATTAGCGCAACAAGCGAAGGAAGCCAAACAACAACAAGCCGATATGCAGTACTATACTAACCCTGCCAAACGCAGGAAGATAGACTTCATCCTCGAGGAATGCGCTACGCTGATGGCTAACTGCGACTCGGACTACCAATCTCGCCAACAGGCGAAATACAAAGAACAAGAGCTACTCGGTGAGATTGCCAAGATAGACCTGCACTTCGCCATCCAATGCGGCTATCTGATTCCCGACAACTGATCTACAAGGTCGTAGTAGGCAAGGTTCCAAGCCTTAACGCCTTCTACGCTTCCAAGCATTGGACAGTCCGAGCCAAAGCCAAAGAGAAGCATTGCGGTGAAGTCTTGTTACAACTGCAACAGTTCGACAAATACGAGCTTGCCCACGTTGAAATCAAATGCAGAGTCCATTACCGCTACGACTTGGACAACAGCGTGATGGCAATTAAGTTTGCCCTTGATGCGTTCAAGCAATGGGGAGGGGTAAAGGATGACTCACCCAAATACGTTGACAGAATCAAGATGACCTACGACCCCTCGCTTCCAAAAGACACCGCAGAAATTACATTCACGGGTTGGGTGGTAACAGAATAAGTTGTATATTTGCATAACTTAAAACCAATCAGTTATGACTTTATCATTTTCTCAAGACGTTTACACCGAAATGGTGCAAGTGCAACAAGCACAAATCCAAGCACTTCAAAACAAGATACAAGAGCTTGAAGCTCGTATTGAGGTTTTGGAGCAGCAAGCAATTTTATTCATCTAAAACCAATCTATACTATGTCAAAAATTATTTCAATCACCCCAACAGGCCAATGGCAGGATCTCTTTAAGTTAGAGGTTCGCTTCGACAACGGAGACTTCGGTACTGCCTTTGCCAAATCACAGACCCCACCCTATGCCGTAGGCGAAGACGTGGAGTACACCAAGAACGAAAAGGGTACGATCAAGATCCAACGCGCCAATGCTTTTGGCGGTGGTGGGTACACCCAGTCCGCACCATCTAGTCCTTCATTCGCTGCTAAGACAGATGACCGTTCCGCTTCTATCATTCGCCAAGTGGCGTTGAAGGCTGCGGTAGAGTACGCCTGTGCTGCCCAGCACGATGTGAACACCATCCTCGCCAACGCAGAGACCTTCAATGCTTGGATGACTGGTGCAAGTTCAGCTCCTGCCTCTCACGTGGAGCATTTCGCAAATCGCAACGACCCTTTCTGATTGGTTTTTAATTAGGTCGTTGTGTGAAGCCCCTCTACGGAGGGGTTTTTTTATGTCAATTATTTTCCTATATTTGTCAAACCAATTAGAAACAATGATACATCCCGACTTACTGAGCAACGAATCTTCGCTGCCATACCTACAACGCGCCCTCAAGGGCAAATACTACGACACTGGCAAGCTCGGTGTTTTTGAAGTAGACCAATACCTGCGACTTAAAGACGGTGAGTTCGTGGTTGTGGTCGGCCACGCCAACGTGGGCAAGACCCACACGCTGCTTTATCTGATGCTTCTTCAGTCGTATAACTTTGGCAAGAAGTGGCTGATATACTCTGCCGAGAACGAAGTGCCAAGCCTAAAGCGCAAGCTTATTGAGTTCCTTGTTTGCAAACCCATACAAGGGATTGATGAGGGGATGATGTACCGCAAGCTTGACTTCATCAACGAGTACTTCCAATTCATAGACGGCAACAGACTATTCACCGCATTCGAACTTCTTGAGGTGATGAGCAGCATCAAGAACGAATGGAACTACACGGGAGCTTTAATAGACCCTTACAACTCCCTATCAACAGACCAAAAGAAATTAGGCAAGACAGGGATGCACGAATACCATTATGAGGTAGCCTCTGCCCTTCGGGTATTCGCACACCAGAACAACGTCACGACAATCGTAAACGCTCACCCAGTAACCGAAGCGATGCGTAAGGTGTTCTACAAAGGCCACCCATACGAGGGAATGGCGATGCCTCCCAATACTTCGGACATTGAGGGTGGTGGTAAGTGGGGCAACCGTAGCGACTGCGTGATCGTGATTCACCGATTTGCTGCTCACGAAACTGATTGGATATACACCCACATCCACGTTCGTAAGGTCAAGGAGATGGAGTCTGGTGGGCGCATAACTCCCCTTGAGACACCGCTTGTTTTGCAGAGCGTGTTGGGAAATGTCGGTTTTGTGATAAATGGGCGTAACTTGCTGCCAATTAAAATGGATGAAACACCTGCGACTGATGTACCCTTCTGATGACTCCCACGACCTATACATTCGGGAAAAGCAGCTGATGCTTGCAGGTACTGCGATGTGGTTGGCGCAGCAAGCAGCAGACAAGGCAAAAGGCAGAGAGGTTCAAGATGACATCCTCCACCACGTTATGAGCTGCCATTACGCAGACCTACTCTTGCAGCAGTTCATTGACTACCGACAGTTCACAGAAGGCAAGATGAACGAGATGTACTTGGCAAACGCCAAGCTGCGGATTGATAGCGAGCAAATGATTTACGAGATTCAAAGGCTTCAGGGCATAATTGAAGATCAGCTATGAAGCAGATCCTTTCACCCTTCCAGAAGTACGAGTGCTTCTCCGTTGACGGACACGACTACCTCGTGACCGATGTAACCATAATCCAAGACAAGGATGACAATTTAGTGGAGTGGGCAAGTGAGATGAAGTTCAAAAGACTTTCAGACCACAAGCACTTCACTATGCCAATCACCAAGATATTAACCAATCACAAAGAGGGCAGGGCTAAACACTGCAAATGCAAATGAGACCATTCGAATTACGTCAATTAAAAGTATCTAAAGAGCAATACTTCGCCCGTCTTGGGTTTCAAGACAATGGAAGCCGAGCGCATAAAGAAAGCACCGCAAGAGCAGCATTCGTTTCCGCATTCCGAAACCACGCCACGCTCCACGAGTTAGGTGAGGCCATAGACAAAGACCATAGCTCGGTAGCCTATGCCGTAAGGATGCACAAAGACCGTCTGATTTACGGGGACTATCAGCACTACTACAAGGTTGCCTGCTGCGTTCTTGAGGAAAACCCGATGGCTTGCATTGATAAGCCCGACTTTCAATCTTTAGAATTGGAACTAAATAAACTCAATGAAGTCGTTGCGGAGTTATCTAAATACAAGGAATTGTATCTAACTCTTAAACGCACATTTGATGAATTTTAACGTAGGACTTTACCCAATTTATGGGCTTATCGTAGGGGCTAACTGGTCAAAGACCGACTACCTTGAAGAAGATATTGTGATGCACACGGTGCAATTTGCTCTGTTTGTTGTAATTGTAGAAATCACTTGGGACTCCTCGCAGTATTAGCAAAGCGGCAGACCGATTGGATTCGGATGTGCAAGAGCTTTGGCGCAAGCGATGACCTTGCCCAAGAGCTTGTGCAGGAGATGTACGTCAGATTGTACAAATACGTTGATGATGCCGAGAAAATAATGTACAACGAAACGGAGGTAAACACCTTCTTTGTGTACGTTACGCTCCGCAATATGTACGCCACCTTGATGCGCCAGCGAGCAAGATTCGAATTCGTAGACGTGGACATTTTAGAGGAGTATATCTACGAGGAGGCTAACGAAGATGCAGAGGTGCAACTCATACAACTCTACGACAGGGTGTGGTCAACCCAAACTGACTGGCATTGGTACGACAAAAAGATTTTTGCCCTGTACCACAACACCGATATGAGCATCCGTACTTTAGCGGATGAAACAAAGATTTCAGCACGATCAATTTTCAACACACTAAAAAATGCAAGAGAGCGAATCCAAGAAGACTGTCAAGACACCTACGAAGCGTACAAAGAAGCCAAGCGGCTTGGGTGATACCATTGAGCAAATCACAACTGCTACAGGCATCAAGGCTGCGGTAGATTGGTTTAGCGAAACAACGGGCGTAGACTGCGGCTGCGATGCCCGTAAGGAGAAACTTAACAAGCTATTTCGGTACAGGAAGCCAGAGTGCTTGACCAAAGAAGAATACGAGTTTGTGGGCAAGATGCGTGGCAGGAACACCGTGACGGCCATTGAGCAGACGGAAGTCAATAAAATCTACAACCGAGTCTTTAAGGATTCCGTTCAGCCGACAAGCTGCGGCTCTTGCCTTCGTGGTAGGTTGCAGGAGCTTGAGACATTATACAACGCTTACTGATGAGTGAGCAAGAGTTATATACCTTTCTTAAAGAGAATCATATTCCCGATTTGAAAATGAGCGATGAGCCGATGTCGCATTGGGATTGTTATTCTGAAAAGTATGGATATGACATTGAGTTAAAATGCAGAAGAACTCACTACGATGATTTGCTTATTGAAAAAATGAAGTATGATAATCTAATGAATCGTGCTACAAAGTTTGGCACAACGCCAATCTACATTAATTCAACACCATTGGGCATCTATGTTTTCCATTTGTCTGCGGTTGAAATAAATTGGGAAACTAAAAAAATGCCAGCAACAACCGACTTCGCAAGAAAAGAAAAGGTAGACAAGGTTGTTGGTTTCTTAAATCTAACAAAAGCAAAAAAGATATATGCCAATACCTAAAGTTAAAAGCGGAGAGAAGCAATCCGAATACATCCAACGCTGCTTGGAGGCCATCGGAAGCGAGTACCCAGACAAAGACCAAGCAGTAGCAGTTTGCTACACACAATATAGAGAGGGCAAGTAGTCCTCTTTTTTTTATTGTTGGTAATTAAATTATTTGTTATATATTTGACAAACATTTAATACCAATCAGAATGAAACTACTACTTAAAAACACGGCATACTTCTGCGCTCTTGCGCTGACGTTTTGGGCATACCTATGGACTCTTGAGCTTCTTGGGATATGATATTCACATACAACGACCTAAAGTTCTGGCTTGAAGATGCCGATCTACTGCCGCAGTCTTACTGGGATGCCCTTGAGGATTACGACCCCGACAACAAGAACTCGGATGAAATCCTTGCCAAGTTTCTCGGCTACGTTCACGTTGCTGACTTCTACAACTATGAGATGGACATCACCTACGTTGAGGAGACCTACAACGAGGATGGCTACACCAACACCGTAGCTTACCCCACGACATCCATTTATGGAGAAGCACCAAAACTTGCCGATGACATCTACACTAAGTGGCTTAATTGGGCAACAACCGTAGCATCAGAAGAATAATTAAAACCAATCAAAATGAAATATCAAACTATCTCCCAACTACTCCGACAACTGAAGTCGGCAGACATATCCGAATCAATCTTAAAAGACATAGAGACCATTGAGCAGCTACACTTGCGCTTTGCCTACCACGATGCCTTAATTCGTGTGCCGTTTGAGGAATGGTACGAAGCAACATTTCAAAAATGAAGATTAATCACCTTGATTTGTTTAGTGGGATAGGTGGCTTCCATTTAGGCTTTGAGAGAGCAGGATATGAAATAACATCCTACTTCTCGGAGATAGACAAACACGCAGTCGCAGTTTATAAACATCAATTCCCAACCTCAACCTATGTCGGATCAGTTACAGATGTTCGAGGAGCAGACCTTCCAAGAATCAACCTCATCACTTTTGGAAGTCCTTGCCAAGATTTCTCACTGGCAGGAAAGCGAAAGGGGATGGAAGGACAAAGAAGTTCTCTTGTCCTCCAAGCAATCCGTCTTATTAGCGAATGCCGACCAAGTGTATTTGTCTGGGAAAATGTTAAAGGGACATTCTCCTCAAATGATGGCGCAGACTTTTGGGCGATTATCCAAGCCTTTACCGACATTGGGGGTTATAGACTTGAATGGCAACTGCTTAATACAAGTTGGTTTCTACCCCAAAACCGAGAGCGGATATACCTTGTCGGATATTCTACAAACCCAAGTGGGGGAGGAGTATTTCCTGTCGGAAAAAACGACCGAGAGGCTTATGAGTTACAGGGACAACACATACAAGCCAATACAATCCTCGCAAGATATGATAGCGGCTCAAACGGAACGTATATCGGTGAACGTGAACTCGCTTCACAAGTAAAACAAATCGGAACTAAACTTGATTCTAATGGTGGCACTCAACCTTATCAGCAAGACCGAGTGTACGATGCTGATGGTATTTTGCCTGCTCTTAATCAAGGCAAGAGTGATTTGATTATTAAAGAGCAATACCGCATCAGAAGGCTAACGCCTATTGAATGCGAACGCTTACAGGGATTTCCCGACCAACATACGGCATATGGCAACTACGATGGAGAAGTGAAGCCTATGAACAACTCCCAACGCTACAAGCAATGCGGTAACGCAGTAACAGTTGACGTGGTTGCAGCAGTCGCTAAAAAATGCATACCTTTATTTAATTAACAAAAACCAATCTTATGAAAATTATAGAACTTTTAGACGGCAGCACTTGGGATATGGAGACAGTCCTTGAGAAGATGCACGATGACCAATTTTACTACGGGGTACTCGGCAAAAACGCCCTATCCTCCAGTGCTTGCAAACTGCTGCTAACATCACCCAAGACCTATCACTACGTCACAAAGTATGGCAGCGAGGAGTCTGATGCGTTTGCAGTAGGCAGGCTCGTTCACCTTATGGCTCTTGAGCCGCATCGCGTAGCGGACTACGAGGTGATTGAGGTGCAGAGCAAGAATGCGAAGGCTTGGCAGGATGCAAAGGGCAAGCGCAACCTATGCACCCGTAAAGAGTACAACGAAGCTCAAAGGATATCTGATGCGCTCCTGCGTAACGAGAACGTGCTTGGGCTGCTAACTGGCTGCGAGTTTGAAGTACCAAAGATTGGTATGATTGGCGGCCTGCCCTTTAGGGCGAAGGCTGACATCTATGCTGAAGGGTTTTTGGCTGACTTAAAAACAACAACCGACCTACGAGCATTTCCCTACTCGGCAAAGAAGTACGGCTACGATGTGCAGGCGTTTATCTACACCCGATTGTTCGGAGTGCCGATTGATAAGTTCTTCTTTATCGCTATTGACAAGGCAAGCCTTGACATAGGCATCTACTCTGTAAGCCCCGAGTTCGTGGCAGAGGGAGAACGCAAGACCCTTGAGGCTATTGAAATGTATAAGCAGTTCTTTATCTTGGGCGAAGATTTAGATTCATACACAGTTGTGGGAACCTTATGAGAGCTTTTGAATTAAGCATTGCTGAAAGTTATGATGTAAATAAAATGTCAGATGTTGAAGGTCATTTTGTTTACCTTCTACTTGATGGCTATGATGTTGTTTATGTTGGAAAAACCAACAACGCAAAATCAAGAGTCAAATTCCATAGAATATCAGGAAAGGCATTTGATTCAATTCAATTCATTGAATGCTCTAAATTAGACCAACGACCATTAGAAAGAGTTTTGATTTACGGATTAAGTCCAAAGTACAATACACAAGTCACTTGGCCTACGGAATCTGATTATTCAGCATCCAAAAAATATTTAAAGCAATGACCGACATCACTAAATGCAGCGGCACAGACTGCCCCCTGAACACAACCTGCTACCGCTATACTGCCCCGACAGGAATGTATCAATCGTTCTTTGTTGGCATACCTGTCAAGCACGGCCAATGCGAATACTATTGGAACACTAAACTTTAACATAAAACCAATCGTTGCATTTTTTGCAACACCTCAAATACCAAAGAATAATGCAAGATCAGTTTATGAGGATTGCTATGGCGCAGCTCCGTAGCACCTACCCCTTCAAGCCCCAACGCAGAGCAGTAGCTGCTCGGATGTGGGTGAAGTTTTTAGAGCGTAAGAATGGATAGACCATTTGTTCTCGCGTTCCACAAGCAGAACTCGGGTGTTTCACACCACAGGACATTTGCACCCTTGATATGCCACAAGGATGTAGATGTTTTTTTCATTGAAAAGATTACGGATATTGATCCAGAGATATGGCCGAAGGTTACTCACATCTTTGCCTCAAGAGTATTTCCTGTCGAGCCATTTGATGACTTTGTAAAGCTCTGCTGTAAGGAGGGTATCAAGCTAATCGTTGACAATGATGACTGGTGGGTGCTACCCCCTACGCATCCTTTGCTTGGGATTTACTCGGAGCAGATGAGAGAGCGCATCGTGCGATCTATGAAAGCTGCTGA